GCTTCGGTTCTCCCTTTCTTTGCGCCCATCATTGCGAATGATTATTAAACGCGTTCTAAACAAGGGGGGCCTATCCCCCCATCGCCTATAAAGGTGGCCGCCTATAAATAACTCTCACGCAATTTAATCCTAAAATTTTTTAGATATACCGGATAACCATTAGTTTGCAAGTAGATACTTACATGATCATTTCAGAATAATTACGTTGCCATTACAAACTGTTTGGTGTATACTTTTAGAATGGAATGTAATGTACCTGTAATGGATACGTAAGTAAATGGTTGATACTGTTAAGCTCCATACGACGATTGCGAACATGGTTGCGTTTGGTGTGAGCCAACGGCAGATTGCAGACACGGTTGATCTAGATGAATCACGTATCTCCCAGATTATGGATACGGACGAGTATAAAGCTATCCAGACTGTGGTGTTGAATGACACCTTTGAGTTCGACCATGAGATGAATGAAGGTTGGGACACAGTCGAAGCGAAAGCTTTGAGTATCATACACGCGAACTTGGATTGGAATAAAGACCCTGAGTTTGCCTTAAAGGCGGCAGCTATGTCGAATAGAGCAAAACGCAGAGGTAATCTAGGGAATAACAATCCTATTGTTCCTCAAGATGCGGGGCGGGTTATTATTAACTTGTCTCAGCGGTTCGTTACTCAGGTACAGGCTGATGAAAAGGTACTTGATGCCAGACCTAGAGCTGCACAACAACTTGAACAACATGTATCTGATACATTGGCCCCTCAAAGCGTGGAGAAGTTCTTAACTCCTAAAGCTCTAGAGTCTGATGATGAGAAAGTTGCTCGGATGTTCAGTGATGTTGATATGGCACAAGCGTGAGTAAACAACTTTCCCCTAACCAGTTACAAGAAGTAGCTCTCTCACGCTCCGATCTAGTAGAGTTACTAGGTGAGGATAGAGAGTTCTTTATTAACTTCTTTCTGGCAGAGGAGATTTCACGTGATGACGGCACTGATGTTCCCCAGTTTCATATTGATGTTTTCGATCGCATGGTCGACAGCCGTGTTGAGCAATTTGCTTGCGCTATACCTCGTGACCATGCCAAAACCACACTGGCTAAGCTCGCCGTCCTGTATTATTTTCTGTACACTAAATATAGTTTCATTGTGTATCTATCTAACACTAGCGGTATTGCTACCTCAGCTGTAAACGATATCGTAGACTTCATGCATTCAGAGAACTTTAAACAAGTTTTCGGTGAAGTTGAGTTCAGCATGGAACAAGCGGGTAAAGGTTTCTACCAATTCGTGTTGTTCCCTGGTACGCCTAAAGAAAAGAAATGTATCCTACGTGCGCTAGGTGCTGGACAACAGGTTCGCGGAATTAACGTTAAGAACCGCCGTCCCCAGCTAGCAGTTGTAGACGATCTGGAAGACAACGATAACATTGCTACTGAAGAACTGTTTCTCAAATTAAAGAAATGGGTGTACGGGCCGTTCAAGAAGTGTTTGGACAAGTTCGGTCACAAGATCATCTGGCTCGGTAACATGATATCGAACCGCTGTATGCTTAAAGAAAACTGTGAATCCCCGTACTGGACATCAATGCGCTACGGAGCTTTGTTATCTAATGGCGAACCGCTGTGGAAAGATGTCTGGACCATAGACAAACTCAAGCAGGATTACGAAGAATACCAATCTGCTGGCATGGCGGATATATGGTTTGCCGAGATGATGAACATGCCGATCGCTTTAGGTAACGGTTTGATCAAGCCGGATGAGATATGGTACAAGCCTCGTGTCGAACCAGGTGAACCTGCAGCCGTCTGTATTACAATCGATCCGGCTATTAGTGCTAGAGAGTGGGGCCACAAAACCGCATTAGTTGTTCATGGCTACATGGATGGTTACTGGCAAACTGTTGATTACGCTTTCGATAAAGGTGTTGACCCCATCACCATGTTTGATACTATGTTAGAGCTAGCCTACAAGTGGGGAGCCAATGTTGTTGGTATCGAAGCTGTAGCTTATCAGAAAGCTCTAAAGCCTTTCTTTGAACATCTGTGTCTAGAGCGCAGAATAGAGAATATGGAGTTTGTTGATCTAGCTGCATCGGCCTCGAAGAACGAACGCTTAGCTGTTTGGGCATCCATGATTAAAGGCAAGCAATACGCTTTAACTGAGGGTGAATACAATCAAACTGAGGAATTGCTGCATTATGATCCTACTAAGAAAGAGAATGATTGCGACATCATAGATGCTACAGCTTACATACCTCAAATGGTTGAACGCTACTTAGATAAAATCTTTGCAACATTTAGTCCGCACTATGATACTGAAGATATGCGGACAGGTCTGGGAGCTATTTCAGCATGGTAAGAACTATTAAGGTAACAATCGGCGAAGGTATCACCGTCACAAGAGTCCAACATGAGGCCTTGTTAAAGTACATTCAACTACGTCTCGATGACTCTAAAGATATGCGTGGACCATTTGTAGAGAAATGTCGTCTACTCGACCAAGAGTTGTCTGGTCACATGATACATGACAGTGATGACAAACGCCGAGTGCGCGACCTCCATCGCGGGTTCGGACCTAAGACTGTAGACACTAATCTACAGGTTGCTTTTACCCAGATTGACGAAGCTGTAACTTTCATGCTCGGAGTATTCGCTCCTGAAGCGGGAATGTACGGTGCTCTCGCCGAGAAATCCAAACAAGCTATTGCTAACGGTTTTGCATCTAAGATGAATCGTGATGCTAGAAACTTTAAACACTATAGGCAGATGTCTAAAGCCTTGCTTGATATGTTCAAGTTTAACCTTGGCGGACATATCGTTGAGTATACTAAAGAGAATGGTAACATTCTTGAGCCTAGCAAAGATGGCAGTAACCCTACTATTGCTAAAGGTTTGATACGTGAGGGTAATCTTATCCCGGCTATTGACCCTTACAACTTTCTTTGGGATGCTTCAGTTCACCCAGTTGATCTACCTACTCACGGTGAGTTCTTTGGCACGATTGATCTTGTTCGGAAGTTTGCGCTCAAGCGTATGTTTGATGATGGTGAGATTTTTAACCTGGAAGCATTAGACGAGAATGCTTATGGTGAGTATTCGTACTACGAAAATCGACCAGTTATCTCCTCTGAATACACTGCTGGAAATGCTAGTGGTGGTTGGGATGCTTATCTGTCTGGAAAGTGGGGCTCAGCCGGTGTCGATCTTGGAGGCTATGAACGTACCAAGTTCTATGTCTGGCTAAAACCTAACGATTTTGGTTTAGGCTCGACGAACGAATATCAGATGTGGCGTTTCCACATTATAGCTAACAAGCATATCGTACATGCTGAGCAGATGGATAATATACACAATCTGCTGCCGGTTGCTATTGGTATGCCGATTGAAGATGGTTTAGATATGCAAGCTCGCTCGTTTGGTGAGATGCTTTTACCATTGCAGAGATTTACATCTGCTCAACTTAACATCCACCAAAGAGCTGCACGTAAACGGTTGTATGGCTTAACAGTCTATAACAGGCGTGTAATTCCTATGCTAGAGAACGAAGATTTGGCAGGGGGTAAAGTTGCAGCTAATCCATCAGGTACAGATGTTGACTTGAATAAAGCTATTGTTCAGATCAGTGATGCACCTGATACAACTCAGACAATGGCTGATATCCAGTCAGCTGAGGGTTTAATGCAACGGATGCTTCCCACGGATCAAGCTAAACAAGTTGCTTCTCTTGAACGCGCAACACGTTATCAAGCTGCAGCTACGGTTCAGGGTTCTAGTCGGCGTAACCTCAAGATTGCTAAACTGATTGACGGACAATGTTTCGATCATACGCGTATTATGCAGATGTCGAACATTCGCCAGTTCGGTGGCAAGATTGAAATTATTGACGATAAAGGCGAGGTTCAAGAAATCCTACCTTCAGTTATCCAGTCAACCCACCTTGAGTTTACGATTGCTGATGGACTGCGAGGGTTGGATAAACTTCTAATCACTGAGTCTTTGCAAGAAGTTATCAACATGCTTCTTCAATCACAGATTGCACGTGATTACGATGTTGGAGCTATCATTGATTACTTCTTTGATCTACAAGGTGATAAGATGGACTTCCAGCAGTTCAAATTTAAGCATCCAATTGATGCGCTGCCTCCAGAACTTAAAGATGCAGCTTTCCAATTATTACAAGCACAGACGCAAGCCGAAGGTGGAGGTCCACAACAAGCAGCTGTTGGCGGTGCTCAACAAGGCGCATTAGCAGCACCAGCTCCGGTGCAAACTCCAGGAGGATAATAGTGACCATTATACGATCATCATCTCAATTCGGGCGTGTGTTACACGAGCAGGAAGTAGCGTCCGAATTGCAGCTTTCATTATTAGACGTTGCGGCAAATCCACTTTTCCGTGACTTGATAAAACTTCGCTCACAAGAATTAACCATTGAGATTGCTAATCTTGAAGATGATAAGAATATGACTGACGAAGAGTTTCGTGCAGCTTATAGACTTTGTCGGATGGAGATTGCAGTTTACAATGATCTTGTACAATTTTTAGAAGATTCACTTCAACACATTCAACAGTTTCAATCAGGAGATAGCTAATGGATAACTTGATGCATAATCGGATTTGCTACGCGCCATCAGATATGAGTGGCGGTGGCGAAGTTAACACAGACCTCATCAATGAAGTTAATGATGAGAACCCAAAGGGTGCCCCGGATAAACCGGAAACTTTCGCTGATATGTGGGCAAAGCCTAAACCAGCTGATGATGCCAACAGTGGTCAATCGCAACAGCAGCAAACACAAATTCAACAGCAGCCAGCTCCTTTTGACGAAGGAAAAACACTTGCATCTTATTTGAGAGATGCTAAGGTTATGGATGGAATTGATTTCACACAGGTAGCCGCCGACATTACTGACGGCAAGCCGGAATCGTTACAAGCAGCCTTCGAGAAAATGGGTGCGGGGATTTATAAGACTGCAATCCTTGACGCAGACAAAATTGCTAAACGGCATTCGAGTGAAGCAGCAGACAGTGCCGTTGCTAAATCTGGGCAGCAGAGAGTAAGCCAACAAGCTTTTGATCAGTTGCACAGCGATCTACCTTTTACTACGGACCCCGCAATTCGACCTGTAGCACGCGGAGTTTTTGGTCAAATGATGAAGTTAAACGATGGGGACGCTACAGTCTCTATTGAAAAAACAAGAAAATACCTTGTGAGAATGCATGAGATTTCCAAGAAAGAGTTGGGAATAAAAGACCCGCCATCAAGACCAGGTGGTAGCCCCTTCAATAGTGGGGGTGATGAAACTGTCGATTTCGAATCCATGTTTAGTGGTGAAGAAGTCTAACCCAGACCCTTAGGAGATTGCCAACATGGCTGTAAAAGGTGTTTTTGCTTCTGATAGTGGTATCGTTGGTGATCGCAAAGGTGACTTTGCTTCATCGTTGCTGAAAGTTATGCCAAACGGTACTGCTCCCCTTCTTGCGTTGACTTCTGGAATGAAGTCTGCAGATGCGCAAGATACCGTCATCACGTGGTTTGAAGAAAACCATGAGACTGGACGCGTTGGTATCACCAATGCTGCCTCGACTGGAACATCAATTGTGGTATCAACGAATGATGCTACTGTGGTAATAGCAGGTCAGATTTACCTGGTTGAATCCACTGGTGAATATATCTTCATCAACAGCGTTTCAAGTGTGACTGCAACAGTTACGCGTGGATTTGCTGGCACGACGAACACTACTGTGGATGGTTCATCGACTGTTAAGTATATGCAGTTGATTGCCAATGCACAGGAAGAAGGAAGTTCGAAGCCAACGGCTATCGCGACTATCGGTTTCCCAGTGTTTAACTACATGCAAATTTTCCGGAATACGTGGCAAGCTACTGGTACGGCCCAGGCTGTTGCTTTCCATACCGGAAATGTCATGGCGAAAAACCGTAAAGACAACGGTATGTTCCATTCCGAAGCGATTGAAAAATCCATCATTTGGGGAAAGAAATCTCTCGGAATTCAGAACAGTCAACCATTCCGGACTATGGATGGGATTCTTTCGTTCTTCACCACCAACGTGTCAACTCAGTCAACGAACGTTTCGTACACTGATTTGCGTGGATTCCTTGAAGGTGTCTTCTCACACAACATTGATGGCGAACCAAACGAACGTATCGCATTCTGCGGACACGACGTTCTGTCAGTTGTAGACACGATTGCGCACACACATACGCAATTCAATGTCGATGAAACGACAACTGGTTTCGGAATGGACATCAAGCGGTTGCGTACCCCGTTCGGTAACATCTCGCTTATGACTCATCCGTTGATGGTTGAAAATCCCGTGTGGACTAAAGACCTTTACGTAATGCATCCGGCTGCTATCCGGGTTCGTTATCTTCGCAGAACTCATGAAGATAACTACGATGCTGACGGGCGTCGCGCAGGTGTTGATGCCGATTACGGTGTTCTCACTACGGAAATGTCTCTGGAATACAAGGGCGAACGTACCGGTGGTTCGTATACCGGTATTGATACTCCAGATACCTCAGCACTTTAATTTTACGGGAGAGGGGATTAATTTCCCCTCTCTTCTTTGATTATTAAACAACCCTATCATAAGGATAGTATAATGCCTGAACAAGAAGTTGAAGTTGAAATTCCAGTTTTTTACGCATGTGACAGTGCTCCAGCCATCGCCATCAAGTTTCCAGGGCACAAGCCCATTCAGTTCGAGAGTGGTATTTGGCATCCTGAAAACCACAAATCTCCAAAAGAAGCTACGGTTTTCTTGGATGATCTGATCGAAGAAAAGCAGAACATTTCGTGCTTAATTCGTAAGGTTGATCCTGCTGCTGCAGCTATTGTTGCACGTAAGCATCTTGATCGTGTGAGTCTTGAAGTTCAAGGTCGCACGCTCGGAGGTATTACTGGTCAGGATATCACTGATGCCAAACGTAGTGCGACTGCTGGTGATGAAGAAGTTAAGAACGCTTTGAGAGCTGGAACTCCCAAGACCATTGCTCCCCCGGGTGAAGGTGAAAAGGGTACTGAAACTCCAGCCAAAGATGCAGCAGCTTCTAATGCTGCAGGCGCTAAGCAGGCCGGAAGTACTCCGTCAGCTGCAACCAAAACAGGTTTGAAACTGTAACATGTTTAGCGAAACCGTACTCGCCGTCATTGCCGAAACCAAGCGGACTGATAAGCAAGATCAGATCGTCAGGTACGTGCGGCAGACGCTTAAAGAGTGTACTGTACTTGCGTACTTCCACAAAGATATGACGGAAGATACGTTAACTACGGATGCATCTCCTTATGTGTGGAATACTCCACAGCGTTTACGGTTGTTGCGAACTGTTTATTATGCAGCTTCGAACTTGTGGCCCAGGAATTTACCTCCTGGCAAGATACAGGAACGCCAAGATCATTTCTATTATGGCGGGCCGGGCTACTTTACATTTAAAGGCGTAACAGCTGCGGATAGTATCAACGTTTCTTACTATTCGTATCCTCGCCAATTTAAGTATTATTCCGACCTGTCCCTGGCTCCAGCAGCTTATGATCCAGAGACAGAAACTTGGACGTACCATACGGACTACACAGGAACTACTGCGCTCAACGAAGAGGCTGAAGCATTAGTTTCAAACTGGTTGCTGATTGAGTGGCCAGAGTTGATTAGATCAGGCACTATCACGAAGCTGTATAACGGGTTGGAAGACCCTCGTGGACGGATAGAGTTTAGCCAATATAAGAACCAGCAGAAAGACTTAATTGCTGGTGAAGTATTTGAATCACTGGATTACTAATGACAGCTGCTACTGACGGAATTATAGTTGAGTTTCCGGTGGCTTCACGTCCGGATGAAGCTGAATTGCGTTTGTATGAGAGCTTCAAGAAGATCATTGGTATTTTATCTGGTGGTGCATCGGGAACATTTACTGCCGCAAGTGGCGAAGTCGTTACTGTGGTTGACGGAATTATAACAGATATTACCTAGGAGATTACGATGGCTTTTCCATTGATGATAGCTGCGAGTTTAGCTTCCAAGTTCTTACCAGGGTTGGTGGGTAAGATTGCTGGCTCAAAGGGTGAGCAGATTGCCCAATCGGTTATGGGAATTGCGCAGGAAGTTACGGGTATTCCGTTAGCTTCTATGGATGAAAAAAACCAAGAACGCGCGATCAGTGAGGCCATTTCCGCAGACCCAGAACTTGCAGCTAGACTGCGTGAAAAACTTGTAACTTTGGACGCTGATCTTGATAAAGCTTATTTGCAGGATCGTCAAGATGCTAGACAGCGCGATGCAAAGTTCATTGATAGTGGTGTGCAGAACTGGACACGTATTGGTTTGATGGGTGGAGCTTTCGCAATCGTTCTGATCTCTATGGGAGTGTTAGTTTTTGCTCCAGAGCTGAATGATAAAGCAGATGCCCTGTTGACAACCATCCTAACTCTGTCAGTATTTGTATTAAAGGATGCCTCACAATTCGAATTTGGTTCCTCTCGCGGATCAAAGAACAAGGATGCTAAATAATGGGTGAAGCTTTTGCGCGTGAAGTCACGGAAGCTGCAATAACTGCGAACAGTTCAACTGCTTCTGTGGTGTTCGGTTTAAAAACCTGCATCATGATGGTTGTGCAGGGTACGTGGAATACTGCAACTGTGACTCTTGAGGGATCACCTGATGGTGGGACTACTTGGATTGAAGTTGCGGCGGGCATTACCGCTGATGGTTTTGTGCGCTCGGAAGCTAAGTTCCACCTTTTCCGTGCAACAACCTCTAGTGTTGGCGGTTCCACAAGTCTCACAGTCTGGTTGTTCTAATGAGAGGCCAGTTCCTCATACAGCCCCCGGTTGGCCCAGAGATAGTTCTGCCCAACCAGATTGTGGATGAAGGCTCAGAGTCTTACTTGAAGCAAATCTTTCAAGCAGATGTGACTGATGTATCTTCTGGCGGCAACTGGTATGTCGGGATGTGTAACAACTCTCCCGATGATGCTGATGTTTTAACTGATATCACAGGTGAGCCTACAAGCGCGGGCGGTTATGCTCGGCTGGCTATTACACGTGATGGTACGGGTTTCCCTACAATCAGTAAAGTCAATAATGTTTGGCGGGCACAATCGCTTCAAAGAGCATGGACAGCTACCGGAGCTGACTATGACGATGAACTTGATCGGTTGTTCCTTTGTAACGTAGCTTCCGGAACTTCAGGGATTCTTTACGCTTATTCAGGAGCTTTAACTACTCCGCTCATTATCACTGCTGGGCTAAGCTACTCGTTTAAGTACGAAGTCTACTTAGATTAAATGCCAAATGGTCTCGCTAGAACTGACAGATTCCAAGGACTAAGCTTAGCGCAAGATAGGCGCCAGCGTAGAGAGCCGGGTGTTGTCGCAGGTGAGAACTTCACTATTGATGCCGAGGGTGTCAAATCAGATTTTGGCAACTACCTGGTTTCAGAAGAAACTTTCACAAATCCCCAAAACGTAGTCTCATTCAGAGTTAGCTCTGATACGTTTTACTGTGGCCAAGGCGTAATATTGGCCTATGATACAACTTCGCAACGGTTGTATCCTTTGTTCCAATTTAACGATACTGGTGAGGATTACCCATGGTCACATGCGCAGGTTGGAGCACAACACTTCTTTGCAAAAAAGGGTGTAGGGCTAATTGTTTACACCCCTGCGAGTCTCCAGTGGAAAGTGATGACAGGCGGGGCAGTTCCTGCAGGCGTACACGGGATCACTCAATCAGGTGGACGGCTAGTTATCCAGTCACTAGCACTGATTACGAATTCAGCACAGGATGATGGTGAAGATTTAACTACAAGCACTTCAACGGGTGCTGGTTTCTTTGCGTTATCGCTTATCGGAACTGGTACACCGTTGGGTGTGCATGAAACTGATCAGGGCTGGATAGCGTTTACGACTACAGGTGCCATGACAGGGACAATCGTAGACGCAGCTCCGCCATTCAGAGTGCTACCTTTGCGTAAAACTGATGTGCCGATCAACCCGTTCTGTATTATTCACATTGCAGAAGGCAAAGTTGTTTACTTGTCGCTCACAGGTTTCTGGTTAACCGATGGGACTGCGCCGACGGAGTGGCAACCATTACAAAGTGAGTACTACGTTCAAAAGGTGTTCCCTACAGTTGACTTGGTGAACTTTCCTACGATAATCCACATGTTCTACCATATGGCAACTCGACAGGTATTTGTTTCGTTGTCAACGGAAGAGTCTCCGTATCTGTACCGTAGTGCGCAAGTTCTCTACACACCGTTGGATCAATGGGGTTCGTTTGACCGTTCACATTACGGGTTTGCAGAGTTCTATATATCTACAGGTGCTAACTCGGGTTGGAACTTTGGGTTCGTTTGTGCTGGCGGTCTGATGCATCGGTTTGTTGATTCACCTGTTCATGAGAAGCCTGGGCGCGCAGTAGCACCTTCGGCGTATTATTTCCGTATACAGATTGAAATTCCCCCACAGATCAGCAGTACTGAAACGGTCTTTGCCACACTAGGCAGCGTTTCAACTTTTGATTTGTCAGCTTATCCGCAGATTTCAAACTTGTATGTGGCCGAAGATGGTACACGTCACAGCTCTCCTGATGTGATCGCAATTCCTGTTGTAACCACTGACGACGCAGGTTATACGCTAGGCGAGGATTACAACGCCGGATCAGGTTCCGAAGATTATGATGCTGGAACTGGCGGGGAAGATTACAATATTGGAGCGTTAAGCTTTGTAACTTTCCGCTCTTCCGGTGGTTTGTCTGCTGCAATTGTGCCGATTACGTTTAGCCCATTAACGCGCAACTTAACTGCAATTGACGCTTACGTACATCTTGGTGCTTACCGTTTCACCGATGAACAATTCCCCGATCGACTATCTCAAATCACTAACTTGTCTCTCGGCACAGCAGAGCAGGCAGGCGTTGTCGAGTACATAGACTATATGACGGAGCCTGATGCAACTATTGATTGGCTAACGTCGACTGCCCCTGATGAAGATTGGGGTTCTGATTTCCCTAGTTCAAACGATTTTGTTACCTACGTTAATGGGACACTTGATGGAATTAACACTTTCGGTACGAATCGTGCGTTGGCTATTCAAGAGACTATCGACGAACAAGTGATCTTTTACAGCTTGACAGTTGACGGCATATACAATATAGTTGAAATTAGCGCACAGGACGTCAACCAATCCTTCCACATTAAAACGGCAGAAGTCAGTGGCTTCCTTGCTGGGAGACTTTAATGGTTAAAGTAGTACAACAAGTACGGCATACCACAGCTGCAGCCGATGCTTATACGGGTTCTGTTGGTCAAGTAACGCAGGTTACCACTACGGATGAGCTCCGTTCGCATGATGGCTCGACTGCAGGCGGTAAACGTATTCTGACTAAAACGATGAATGACGCGCTTTATCAAAGCCTTTCCACGCTGCTTACTGCGATGGGTGCGGTTAGTGCCACTGATGGTATGGTTGCAAAAACTGGTGCGGCAACTGTGGCAGCTCGGACTAATACTGGTACGTCTAACCAGATTGATGTCGATAATGGTGGCGGTGCCGCTGGTAATCCTACGTTTAGTATCTCAGCTACGTTAGTTATTCCTGGGACGATGGATACAACTGCAGGCATCTTGACAGGTGCGGCAGCTACTTTCTCGACGATGGGACTTTCCGGAACTCTTACAGCTGTGGCTGCGAACTTTAGCGGGGCAGTAGGTTTCGCTGATAACACTGTTGGCAGAGCTTTACTTGTAGATACCGGTTACAAAGGTAGAACTGTTGGAGCAACTGGCGCAACGGAGACTTTAGATCATGCGGCTGAACTTGCATTCTCTGCTACCGTTGATGAAGCTTGTACGTTTACTTTCTCCAATTTCCCAGCTTCGCCGAATGAAGGCGGCTTTACTCTCTACCTTACAAACGGTGGAGCATTTACAGTTACTTGGCCTTCATCTGTTGATTGGGCTGGAGGGGCTGCTCCCACACTTACGGCTTCAGGCGTAGATGTTTTGTGTTTCACGTCGATTGACGGTGGAACTATTATTAATGGTTTTGTCGCTGGACTGGCAATGGCCTAATGAGTAATCTTCGCAGAACACTTATGGCTACTGCTGTTAGTGGCGGCTTTATATCAGCTACTGGCGGAACAATCACAACTGATGGTGATTATAAGGTTCACACATTTACTGCTGGAGGAACTTTTACAGTTACCGGAAGCGGTGAAGTTGAGTATTTGGTAGTTGGTGGTGGAGCAGGAGGTGGAGGAGACTTTGGAGGTGGCGGCGGTGCTGGAGGTTTTAGAACAGACACAGGATTTGCTGTCACGGCGCAAGCCTACTCAATAACTGTAGGTGCTGGCGGTGCTGGGGGAACAACGTCGCGACCATCTACAGGTTCTAGTGGTGGTCCGTCCACATTCTCAACAATCACATCTGCCGGTGGTGGCGGAGGTAAGGGTTATTCTGCTGGTAATGGTGTTGCTGGTGGGTCTGGAGGCGGTGGTGGCTCTAGCGCAACCACTACAGGCGGCGCAGGCGATACCCCGTCAACTTCTCCAGCACAAGGAAACGCTGGGGGTGGGGGTGCAGCCACATATGTAACAGGTGCCGGTGGGGGTGCTACTTCGGCGGCGTCTGGAACAACGGCAGGAGCTGGAACAGCATCATCTATATCCGGTTCTGCTGTAACTTATGCAGGCGGTGGTGGCGCTACTTCCTACCCATACGGCTTTTCTGGGGGGGTAGGGGGTGGAGGTAATGGTAATGGCACTGGCACTGGTTACGCAGGCACAGCAAACACTGGCGGAGGAGGAGGCGGAGGCGGCTATACCAGTGGCGCTAGTGGTGATCCAGGGGGGGCGGGAGGCTCCGGTGTTGTCATTATCCGTTACCAATTCCAATAGGCTTGAAGGGCCAAAATACTATGAAACAATTCGTTGATCTTACTGGGGAAACACCCGTTTTCTCCCCTGCTAATAAACTTAAGCATGTTAGTCTGCCTAAAAACTACTCAGTGACTGATTTAACTGCGTCTGGCTTGTACGAGGTGATCGAAAACATCCCCTACGACGTGGACACACAAGACTTAGCTACACTAGATAAGCCTATACGGGATGATAATGCTCGGACCTATACGACTGTCGAGATTGTTGCAAAGCCTGATGTAGACGTTCTGGAAATTAAAAAAGCAACGCTGCTACTTAAAGTGAGGGCAATCAAACACAGTCTTCAAGAAGGTTTGCTGTCTTTTGAGGGTAACACTTTCCAAATTGACGCGAGTTCGAAGGCCATTTTGACCAGTGCAGTTGTCTTAAATGGCCACATGACGGGTGCACATGGCGGTGCCTGGACTGATGTTGCTAATGTGAACGTGCCAATGAATGATAAAACCTTAGTAGACTTCTCGATTGCAATTGGAGCTTACCACTTGCAAGTTCATGTACAAAAGATGACACTAGTGGCACAGATAGCTGCAGCAGTCACA